CTTGACGGCGCAATTACCAATAGTCAAACCACAATTACCTTACGTGACGCAACTGACTACCCACCAGCCAGTGTGACATATCCTGTGTTTGTGATGATTGAAAGTGAAATCATCAAATACTCAGGCAAGGCAGGCAACGACCTAACAGGTTGCACACGCGGAGCAACATTTACACAATGGGCGGAAGGCCAAAGCCGAAGTTATACATCCAGCTCGCCAACCACGCATGCTGATAACACAGGTGTTATTTTGATTTCTAACACTGCCATACCACTGGTCAACCACTGGGGTAGTGCGGTAGTCATGGATGGTGGGTTTGACGATGACCAAGGTTATCAGTTTACATTCAACCGTACCAACTACGGTTTCCCAGCCACAGTTGGTGCCAAAGAAACAGCGTTTGTCATGCGCCTGGCACCGAGTGTGAGTAATGGTATCATTGGCGACCTGGGGGTGCGTGACCTGATTAACCGCGCTCAGTTGACATTGAGCAACTTGAACATTCAAGTAACTGCTGGCAGGTACTTGATTGAAGGTATTTTGAATCCTAGCAACATTGACTCGGCTAACACCAGCTGGTCAGGATTGAACAACTTTGGCGGCGGATTTCAACCCAGCTTCTCACAGTTCTCAACTGCTCCACGTTACACGTCGGAAGCAACAGGTGGTTTGACAGCAGCACCGTTCAACTCCACAGGTGGTATGACACGTTCGGGTGTGAAGGTAACATTTAGTAGTCAGAGAACTTTTGCCAACTTGACTCCAATCAACGTGTCCAGTTCTGGTGCTAATGCTGTTATCACTGTGCAGCTCACTGCCGCAGGTACTGCATACTCAACCACAACCACACAGATCACTGTGCAAACATCTGGTGCAGGTTATGCTGTGGGAGATACTATCAAGATTCTTGGTAACACCATAGGTGGTTCAACTACAGCCAACGACTTGAACATGACCATTGCGGCGATCACAAGTGAACTGCAAGGTGGCGAAAGACTGTTTGCGATACCACTCTCAACAACCAACTCGGGTGTGCTGGACTTGGGCTCAGTTAAACAGATTGGCACAAGCTCAATTCCCGGAACAGGAACCTATCCAAATGGTCCAGAGGTGCTGGCGGTGCAGATCACTGCATTGTCAACATCAACAACTCCAACTGGAGAGATCCAGGTACAGTTCCAGGAAAGCCAGGCCTAACGACTGGCAAGGTCCTGCTCAACCAGCAGGATTTTGCTTTGTACAGATTCAAGATTCACAGTGTTCCACAAACCAGGGTGCATGGGTCTAGGCCAGGCACCTTTGTCTATCCAAGCATAGCCTAGATGTTCGTAGTTGAGTCGGGGAGTAAATTCACTAGCAATCACACACACCCACGTGTGATACTCAAAGGCTGAATCGGCACTGGTGAATTTTTCTAGTGGTATGAGGCGCAGGTAAGTGGGAAAGAAACCCAGTTCCTCAATACATTCTCGTTCCATGCCGCCCAGTAGCGTTTCACCAGTTTCAATTTTGCCACCGGGCAAACCCCACGCACCAGGATGTTTGGCATCATTACGTAACAGATACAGGTATCTGCCAGTATCCATGCTCCGGAACCAAACGCCTACAGCTTTTAAAGCACCAGACTCCATGTTCCCCCTGGATACACTCCTTGATAGCTTTTCACCCATGCGTCACCGTTCCATTCGTATTGTATACCAGTAGTTATGTTTGTAACATACTGACCAGCAGATTGTCCAGCAGCTCTGAACACTACCCGCCAGTAGTTGTTGTTGTATTCAACAATGTCGTTGGCATTGGCAATCAATGATCGTCCGTTGGCACCTACCCAAGCAGTGGCTGGTCCTGAGTTGTCCTCAGAGCCAGTGGCTTCTGTTAACAAGTAACGTTGTCCTTCCATGGCAGAGTCTAGGCCATCTTGTGGACCGCTGGCCAAAGGATTAATCACAGCGTCAATAGGATCTAGTGTGTTTTGTGGTGCAGTGTCTGAATCCACATCAAACAGCACAAACCGATCATCGTTGGGATCTAACACAATAGTACCAATGACTTCTGATTCATCTGCTTGAACCAATCTAATTTGGCTGATACCGGGCCTAAGCACCCCGTAGGTCCCAATCACAGTGGTCCATAACAAGTTACTGTCACTCACAATCTCTGTAGGAGTCAATGTGTCATTCCCGGGTTCTTCGACAATACTACGTTGCTGTAAGCATTGTAACTTATTACCAATGAGAACCACAGCCCAGTTATAAGGAGTGATAATTTGTCTAGTACCTAAGAGCAAATCGTTGTTGGTAACAGCATTGTTCAAGTCACCTTGTGCATCGTACATGGATGCAATCACACGTTCTACCACGCCCAGCTTCTTGACCTTGATTGGTGAGCTGAGCCAAATGGGTATGTTGAACTTAATTGTGGCCATGTCAATGGGGTTGTCAGTGCCAACAGGAATAGTACGTGAAGTCCATGTAACTGACTCGAGTTCTACCACAGTCAAACTGGTCCAATCAATAAAGTTGTCAGTGCTTTGTACTTCTAAGCTGGGATTGAACAAGGTCAACATCTGCTCTAACAACTGCATTTTTTGATTGGTGTTTGATGTCCAGATATCCAGGGTAATTCCCATTTTGTAAGGCACAGGCATCAAGCGTTCAATAGTAAAAGCATTGCCTTGCGTGGGTTCAAAGGAGTCAGTGGCACTGTCATAGGTACGTTGACGCAAGTTTACCTTGCTCACATGGTAAGGCTCCTGCATGCGCGGTCGATCATAGTCTAGACTTGAAATATAGAAAGTCATTAGTGGACTTGCTGGCATTGAGTTACGGCTGTTCTCTTGCATGATTACTTGTGCGTTGCGACTGGCATCGCCATAGCGAACAGGCACACGTATCAATGCAGCTTGGTTAACGCCATCAGTTTCGTTGCCGTATTCAATTTGAAAGTTGCTGACAATTCTGGTGAATTGTAGCAGGAATCGGCGTAGCTGTTCATCGTAAAAGAATTGTTGCATTGTTAACTCGATGGTTGTCCAGGTTGGGTATTAGGCAGTGGGCTTGGAGGTAAGTTACCGCCTTGATCACCGTTGTCAGCTCTTGGTTTAAGAGCTTCACTAAGACTCTGGCGACTTGGAATGTTGCCCATGTCTGTGGTGCGTGTTGTGTATGTATTGTTAACAAAGCCCGAGCGTAAAGTATTGTTGGTGGGTCCATTGTTGAGATTGGTACGCACACCATCTTCAATCTTGGCCCAGCGTCGCACAGTTGAGTTGTATCTAAACAGTCTATTTGGGAAGTAATCTAGTCTCAAACAATAATCTCCATCTACAGGGCCTAGTGGGAAGGCAACGCCAGTTACCACAGGAGCGCCGTTGGGCACAGTATCTCCAGTCAAGTATCCTTTGGTATAACCAGGACCACTTGGAGTAACATCCATACCACCTTGTGTGCCGTCCACGGTATTGCCATCTCCGGTGGTCAACGTGGTTGGATTGGCAGGACTGCCGTCTTCCAGGGTTGGTGCCACATAGTATTGGTCAGTGGCATAACCACTCAGTGGAACTTCAACATCAGCTTGTGTGAGTATGGCATCGTTGATTTGGGTGTCTTTGGTGCGAGTCGTGAACACATCGCTTTGTGTCAGCGGTGTATACACTTGCCAGTAGACAGTATTCGTGATATCTGTGCCAGCTGGTACGTTTTGTTTGGCCTGGTAATACACATCACCCGAATTGGTAACCCATCCAGTGGGATAGAAATTACCATTATCCCAGATATTTTCGCTAACCACAGGTCGCTTGAGTATGTCCTTGAACTCTTGATTATTGGTCATTGGCGTGGCTTTCACACGCCAGGTGTGTGGCATCCAGGTTTGGCTCATGCCTTCTGTGGCATAGTCAGCATCCTGTACCACATAGTACCTTGGCAAAGGCTGAGGAATGGCTTGATTCAGCGGATGATAGTCTTTTAAGTTTGGTACTTCCAGCACATCACCGTTCATGAGTTTGCGCCCAAATGTGTCAATCATGTCATTGTAGTGGAACGTGATAAACAAGGTGTCGTTGTTCAAGAACAGGCCAAATTGTGTTAGATCAAAATCCACGTCCTGGTGAGTGTACACACCGCGCATGATGTAAACGTCTTGATCATAAATTCTATCGCGGTTTTCCAGCAACAGCAAGTCTTGGATGTTCAATGGATCCAGTGTGTCGTAAATGGGTTGGGTAGCATCGCCGTTGCCCGAAAGAGCCGAGTCTTCACCGCCAGTTTGTGGACCAGCATATTTGTGGACAAAAATGTCCATTCCCCCGACGGTGTACATTTCGGAGATTGTGCGGTCCAAAAACTGGTAATCGCGGGTTCGATTGGGGCGGTATAGGCTTAGGCGTGGCATAGTCTAGTATTTATGGGCAGGTTGACCAATAAATCCTGAAGTGCTATAATTACTGTATTAATCCAAAAGGAGCCGGCATGAAACCAGTTAAACCGCTAAATCCACGTAGTGCAGATACCAATGCTATGGGCATGGAACCTGTGTGGAAAACGCAACCCACAGACAATCGTATCAGTGCTATGAGCAAGGCATTCTCATGGTACAACTACTTCTACGGCAAAAAAGATGCTCGTGACATGATTGTGAACTATTTGGAATCGCATGATCGCCGAGCAGATGTTCGCACACTCAAAGATGTGCCAGATTCAGCTATCCGTTTGACTACAGGCTGGTTGTGTCGCATGAAGATGGTGGGACTGGAACTGAGCAAAACAGAACAGATCAAACTGGACAATTTGCTAAAAGAAATCTTGACCAGTAAACAAACAGTTGAGGTGGAATCTGAGCCTGCTCTGGAAGGCCCAGCCCGGCCAAACATACAAGATCGCTTGAGAGAAAAAGTTGGCGAGTGTGCGGCCGAACTAGATGGCATGTTTGATGAATTCATGATGGCTGGTGCCAAAATGTCAGCAGACTACAAACCCATCACAGTGATCCGTGGAATGAACGTAGCACCACAAATGGTCAATGAAATTGCCAATCGTTGGAAGCACAAATTGGCAGAGTTTGAAGAAGCAGCGGAAGGCAAGGATGCATTGCTGGTTGAAGCATACTCGTATTTGTCCAAGATCCAATTGCGTAATTGTGTAAAGTTTTGCGAAGCAGTGATCAACGACTGTGGTGCTTATGTGCAGATCAAGAAAGTGGAACGCAAACCACGCAAGGTCCGGGCAGTACCCCCAGAAAAACGTGCGGCCAAGTTCAAACACATGGCAGAGTTTGCAGAACTCAAACTCAAGAGCTTGCCTCCTGCAAGTTTGGTGGACCGAGCCGAAGCCTGGTTGTACGATACCAAAAAACGCAAGTTGATTCATGTGGTGGCAGACAACTATACACAGGCGTTTACGATCAAGAACAACAGTGTAATTGGGTTTAGTACTGTAGAAACACTACAAAAAACTGTGCGCAAACCTGTAGACGTTGTCAAAGCCATACAGGCCGCAGGCAAGCCAGCGGCACGTAAGATCTACAAGGATTTGACTACCACAGAAACACCCTGGAATGCCCGGGGCACTGAGAACTTGATCATACTCAAAGCCTGGTAAATAAGGGGGAACGGAGTTCCCCCAATGGCTGAACAAAATACATTACCTGAGTTAAAGCAAAACCTTATTGAGTATTGCAAATTAACCATGGGTGATCAAATAGTTGATCTTGAATTAGACCCTGCACACTACGAAGCTGCTTACCAACGCACAATTGGTACCTATCGTCAACGTGCCAACAACGCCTATGAAGAAGCCTACATCTTCATGGAATTGATACGTGATTTAAACATCTATACCTTGCCCCAAGAAGTGTACAGTGTACGTCAAATATTCCGCAGAACTTTTGGCGATTCAACAGGACCGTTTGCGTCGAACTTTGACCCATTTGCCCAGGCTTCAATCAACGTGTACCTCATGAACTTCAACGTGGCCGGTGGCTTGGCCACATACGATTTTTACTCACAGTATGTTGAACTGGCTGGTCGCATGTTTGGTGCATATATGAACTACACCTGGAATCCTGTTACAAAGAAACTGCAACTGATTCGTGATCCCAAAGGCACCGGGGAAAATGTTCTGCTTTGGGTGTATCAAACCAAACCCGAAATTCAATTGTTGAGTGACTATCAGATTAGTCAGTGGATCCGTGACTACATGGTTGGTGCTTGCAAAATGATCATTGGTGAAGCACGTGAAAAGTTTGCTCAAATTGCTGGCCCGCAAGGCGGCGGGCAGTTAAACGGTACTCAAATGAAGACTGAAGGCAAAGAGATTATGGATGCCAAGATACAGGAATTGGTCATGTATGTGGATGCAAGTCAGCCACTTACCTGGGTTATTGGTTAACACACACTAGACAAACCGTTGCAGTTGTGTTACAATCATTGAATGCATTTAATGATTGATCTTGAGGGCTTGGCAACAGGCCCTGACACCACTATCCTTACCATAGCTGCTCAAGCATTTGATCCGTTTGGCACAGGCCATTACGACCGACATTATTATGCTAGAGTTACTCTGGAAAGTCAGGAAAATCGTGCCATTGACAATGGAACCATTGAGTGGTGGGCAACTCAACCTGAACATGCTAGAGAAGAAGCATTTGGCGAACAAGATCGGATTCCATTGGACCAAGCCCTGGATGAACTGAGCAAATTAATCTGGCGCTCCAAGCTGATTTGGAGCCAAGGCCCAACCTACGATATGAATATTCTCGAGCATGCCTACAAAAGTTATGGAAAACCTTTGCCTTGGAAATACTACATGGTACGAGATTCAAGAACTGTGTTTAGTCTGTGGCCCGAACAACCGATTCCTCCCACCAGCCATCATGCATTAGAAGATTGTCGTAGACAAATAGGCATGTTACAAAATACGCTTAAATATCTCAACGTTAAGGAACTCAAATGATCATTGGTATCTGTGGATTTATTGGCTCCGGCAAAGATACCATTGCTGATTACCTTGTAAACCTGCATCATTTCCGTAGAGAAAGTTTTGCAAGCACACTGAAAGATGCCGTGAGTCAAGTGTTTGGTTGGGACAGAACCATGCTGGAAGGGCGCACAAAACAAGCCCGCGAATGGCGTGAGCAAGTGGATCCTTGGTGGGCAGAACGACTACACATGCCCACCCTAACACCACGTTGGATCCTGCAATACTGGGGTACAGAAGTGTGCAGAGCTGGGTTTCACGACGACATCTGGATTGCCAGTTTGGAAAACAAACTGCGTCACAGCCAAGATGATGTTGTTATAAGTGACTGCAGATTTCCCAACGAAATCAAGGCAATTAAAAATGCCGGGGGTCGAGTGATCCGAGTGACTCGTGGCCCAGAACCTGCCTGGTATGAGGCAGCAGCAAGTGTAAATCGTGGCGCCAATGGCAACACTACCTGGGCCTTGAGCCACAAAAAAATGGAAAAGCTAGGCATTCATGCTAGTGAAACTGCTTGGGTAGGTACAAAATTTGATGCAGTACTAGACAACAACGGCACCCTAGACGATTTGTATCAGCAGGTCAAGGCACTGGCTACAAGTCCGGCTCAAGATCTCCCGGTCGCCAAGTAGCATCAGATTTTTTAAGTAATTCAACGCAGTTAAGACAAACTGTTTTTAAATTTCGTTGTTCCACATTGTTGAGATTTCCATCAACATGAAACACCAATAGTTGTGTCAGCAGTTTGGCCTTGAACCCGCATTTGTCACATGCGGGTTTTTTCTTGTAACCAGCACTCTTCCAGCGAGGATCCCGTGGCCGAACACCTCGTCCTTTCCTGATGCAGTTCTCGCAACGTGATCTATAGTGTGTGACATCTTCTTTGATGTAGTTCACAGCACATGGGCGTTGATGACATGACTGACAAATGGGTCTTTGCATGGCGTATTTATGGTGGACCTTTGCCAAAGGGTGCTCAACTCAGCCGTTTTTGGCATTCGTCAATAAATATTAGAACTTGAAAAGGAATCCATTATGGCTCTAGTATCACCAGGCGTAGAAGTAACAGTAATTGACGAGAGTCAATATATCCCTTCAGCCGTTAACACAGTACCTTACTTTGTAGTTGCCACAGCACAAAACAAAGTATCCAGTGACGGAGTCACTGTAGCAGCCGGTACACTTGCCGCTAATGCAAACAAAACATATTTAATCACCAGTCAACGTGATTTGGCAGCCACATTTGGTGTGCCATTCTTTTACAACACCACAACTGGTACACCAATCAATGGTTACGAACTCAACGAGTATGGCCTGTTGGCTGCATATTCTGCATTGGGTGTTACTAACCGTGCTTATGTACAACGGGTTGACATTGACTTAACAGAACTCACTGCAAGTTTGACACGCCCAACTGGTGCTCCTGCCAATGGTGATTATTGGCTGGATACCACAGTCAGTAACTGGGGTATTTTTGAATGGGATCAGACCACTGCGGTGTTCACCAATGTAGCACCAATAGTGATCACAGATGCTACAGACACTGTGAGCGGCAACGATACAGTTGCAGGCAACACTCCCAAGGCTTCTATTGGATCAATTGGTGATTATGCAGTGGTAGCAGTAGGTGTGAATATTTTTGGTTATTACAAAAAATACGATAATACCTGGAACCAAATTGGTAGCAACGGC